TCACGGGGGACTGTAGTCGCCCCACAGGGCGGCCCACCGCTTCCTCGAGCCAAGTGGCCAGGGCGGTCGTCAGGGGCGCACGCTCAAGGACGTTGGTCACGCTGGCCCCCTCCCGCCGAGGAGGTCCTGAACGGTGTCCGCCAGGTCCCCGAGGAACGGCTTCTGAATCTCATCCAGCGCAGGGCCAAAGTGCGGGTACGGCGGCTGGTCGTAGTAGCGGCCCAGCGAGTCCGTGCCCGTGAACCCCATCTCGAGGCGACGTCCCTGGGGGCTGTTGGTCCCCACCTGACCCACCGTCATCGGCCCGTGCGTGGACACCCGCCGCGATATGGACCTCCGGTAGTCGCCCGTCACCGCACGCGGGCCGGGCCGCCCCGACGCCTTCGACTTCACCTTCGTCTGCAGCAGCATGGCGTGGTGCGCGATGGTCTTGCGGACCGACGAGTCCGCGGCGACTGCCGCCGCGGTGAACTCAGCCCCCACCGCTCTCGCGTTCGTGAAGACTCTGATGCTCACGGGGTCGCCTCCGGCTCTTCGTGCCAACCGCGCCGCAGCGACTCGAACCGTTCCATGCCCAGCCGCCGCGACACCAGGAACGTCTTCTCGGAGACACGCCGAATGATGTACCGGCTCCCGGGCAGGTCTGGGTCACGCCGAGACGACTGCACGATGAGGACGTCGCCCTCCTGAACGCCCTGGGCCGCCGCGGGTAGTGAGGCCCGGTGCGTGAACTGATAGGCGTTGTCCGTTTGCTGGGACCCCTGAGCCGACCCGACCAAGCACGGGCCGTCCTCGGCCGCGTCGCCCGTCGGAGGGTACACCCGGGGCGCGTCCAACAGGCCGTCCTCGTCCAATACAGCAGGGCGCACGACGATGCAGGTGTCGTCCATCAGCCCTTCGACCGTCTGCTGCGCGAAGCTCAGGTCGGGGCCCGTCTCAGTCGCCACGGACGTACCTCCCAATCGCCTCGAGGTAGCGCCCTGCCAGCGGCCCGCCGTCGCCTAGGCCGAGGCCATCTAGAACCTGTCGCTCGAGGATGTCGGGGTCGACGGACGCCAGCAGCTCCGACAGGGCCTCTCGGTCCTCCTGAGATGCCTCTACGACGCCGACACCGTCGACCGTGACCTCGCCCCAGGCCTCCAGCGTGACGCGCGCTACGGAGCCTTCGACAGCTTCCACGCGGACAGCCCGAACGCTCGGTACCGGGGTGCCGTCGACATCGACCTCGACACCCTCGGGGCGTAGGCGTAGGTCGAAACGAGCCAGGCCCATGCCTGCCCTCCGGTGCGTGCGCTAGGTTGTCTGCCCCACTGGGGCTACATGCCTAGCGTAGCGTCGGGCGGTCGGGGTCAAGAAGAGACTCGTCGGGCGGTGGGGGAGGACGTAGCTCCACGTCCCCTGTCCGCCAGAGGAATCGAGCGTCCGCTTCATTCATCAGTGTTCCTCCTGTGCCGCCACCCGGAGCACCGCTCGGAGCGGGCCGTCCTTGCTCTGGGTGATCTTCTCTACCGAGAACTCGGTGCCCCGAGCAAACACGAACTCTTCCTGGTTGTAGAACCCTGCACGGTTCTCAAAGTGGGGCCCGATGTACGCTCCTCGGGTGGTCGGTGGTGCGAGAATCTCCATGATGACGGGGCTGTCTCCCCCAAAGATGAAGTCCTCGACCACCTCCCTGTCAGCGCTGGCCGACGTGAACCCTCTGTCCAGGACGCGGGACCCGGGCTCGGCTGACAAGAGCTGGTTCCTCAGGTCCTCGCTGTCCACCCCTCGGTACAGGGTAGCTCCCTCCTCAAGACGGTTCTTGCCGGTCACGGCGTCGAGTTTCTTGGTCAGGGGGTTCAGGGTTCCGCCCGTGCGCAACGGGTTGTTCACCTCGTAGTGGGTACCGAACTGGGTGTACTGGAACAGCGCATCTAGCTCCTCAGGCGACCCCCGGAGCGCAGCCTGGCCAGTCCTTCGGTAGTCCGACAGCTCGCCGTACCCCGAGAGGCTGGGGCTGACGGTTCTCATCGGCGTCGCCCTAGCCGCCTGTGCCGCCTTGGGCGTACGGTGGGGCTGGGACGCCTTAGACGGCTTCTGAACGGGCAGGCGGGACTGCTTCACTGCCGCCTGCTGTGCGGAGGGCCGCACCGGAAGGCCGCGCGCCTGGTCGGCCGCAATCTGGTCGGCGCGCTGGCTGGCCGTCGTGGACCGCCGCGCCGCCGCGGCCTCCTTCTTGTTGTTGACGTCGGGGCGAGGGCCGAACGTGCGCCGGCAATTCGGGTGAGAGATTCTCCATGTTCTGGCGGTGTCGTCATCCACGATGAGGCCGTCTGCAATCTGCGGGTCTTCGTGGAAGGTCAGGCCACAGTCCGGCCCGTCCATGATTTCAAACCAGTTGCACTTCTCGGCGACAGCTCCGTCGACCAGCGCCCCGTTGTAGGCGTTGGCTGTCACGGTCCGCATCGACATGGCTGCGTACTCGTCCAGCCCGTGCCGGGCGCCGTTGACGTAGGTGACAGCGTAGACGCCGAGGTCCTTCGCCTGGCGCGCCATAGACCGGCCCGCCTGCACCGCCGTACGCCCCTCCAACAGCTTGCCCAGCGAGGCGTCGCGCCCTAGCTTGCGCAGCAGGGACTTGCTGGTCTGGTCGACCAGGGACGTGGCCTTCAACAGGTCCTCGTACATCCCCTTCGCCAAGACCTCGACTGCGCCTCGGTCGACCAGGTCCCAGGAGATTACCTGGGCGCCCGCGCCTACAGCCCCCGTCCCGAACCCCAGCTCGTTGGCCCAGTACGTCGCCTGAACAGCCCGGGGAGCTATCTCTTGGTTGAGGTAGGTCAGCTCTCTGTCAATCGACGCACGGACCTCGCGCAGCCTCTTCGTCTTGCGCCACTGGTTCGGGTCGTCCGCGACCCCGACCAGCTGCGACGAGACACGCTCGTAGGATTTCTGGTAGGCCCCAATCAGCGGGTCGATGACCTCGTCGACCTCGTCTACGGGCACCGTTACGCCTCTGTGTCCAGCGCCTGGTTCGGGTCGGGTCGGCGCATCCGGCTGTGGCGCGACAACAGCCGCACCGTCTCCAGCAACGACGACTGGACGGGTGCGAAGGCAGACCAGCGAGATAGCTGCTTCTCGAGCGCCGCGATGTTGGCCTGCGTGGACTGGCTGTACTCGCCGGAGACCGAGAACTGAGCAGGGTTCGACCGCAGGTTTGCCAGGCGCCGCGCCAGGACACTGTAGATGACAGAGCCGACAGACTCCACGCGGTCGTAGACCGTCTGAAGCTCCGCGTCCCCCGGGGTGTCCCCTACCTCGTCGCGAATCGAAGCCAGCTCGTCTGTCGTCAGTGCTGCCATGATGGCTCCCTACGGCGACTTGGTCCCTGGGGGCCGCCTCGGAGGACGGGGACCCGCGAGGTCGAGCCCCCAGGGACGTTGACCGGGGCGATCAGCCGTTCTCGGCGTCGTCAGCCCGGAGGCGCGCGACCAGGTCCGGCTTGTTGCCGTGCACCGGAAGGTCTCTGCGCGCCAATTCTGCTCGGAGGTCGTCGTTCGTGGCCTCCGAAGACTCGTAGTTGTCTTCCGGCTCGTCTTCCTCTCCGATGAGGTCCTCGTCCTCGCCGGGCGGCTCATCGCTGGGCGGCTTATCTCCGGGTGGCTCATCGCTGGGCGGCTCGTCGCCCCCCTCGTATGCTGCAGGGTTCGAGATGGACTTCTGGTACTCTCCCGGCACCGTATCACCCTTGTGGAACCAGCGCGTTTCACCAGTCTCTTCATGGATGCCGACCACGTTCGTCGCGATCTTCTTCGCCACCGTCTTCCTCCTTGAGTAGCCTGCCGAGGGGACGCGCTAGACGCCCCCTCGGCCTGCTGTTACAGGACCGTCGCGACCATGAGGCCGTCGGGGTTGCCGATGACCGGCAGGCTGATGCCCGACGCCAGGGTCCAGGTGCCCACCGGGTCGGTCGTCTTCTCGACCGCCACGATGAGGCCCGAGGCCTCCTGGGTCTGGATGTAGCCTTCGCCCGCCATCTCGAGCGACTCGGCCGTGACCCCCCAGAGCGTCTCGCCCAGGTTCTCACCGGACGGGGGCAGGAAGATGATGGAGTCCTCCGGAGTCACCCGCGTGGTGGTGCCCTCCACCCGAACTCGAGTGTCGTATGGCGCCAGCGGGGGAAGCCCGAACGCGGCCAACACAGACTGGACCGTCTGCAGCGTGATGAGCTGCGGAGCTCCAGCGATGGTGGCTGCCAGGTTGCGGAACGAGGTGTTCCGCAGGAGGTTGTTCAGGACCTTACGGGACGTCAGGCCCACGCCCGGCACCAGGCCGTCCGTGGACGTGTCGTAGGTCTCCATCCATGCCTGCATCATCGTGACGACGTCGGCAGCGGGATCCGAGAACAGAGTGCCTGCAGTGACGAAGTGCCCTGCGGGTACGCCGAAGTCGACCTCCCCGACGAAGCCGTTCTCGTCGATGGTGACCTTGCCCGTGGACAGCGCCTGTCCGCGTGCCAGCTCGGCACGCGCACGGACGGCCCGCGTCATGTTCGCCGCGTCACTGTAGATGGCGTCGACGATGGGGTCGTCGTTCCCGGACTGCAGCGCGTTCAGCCGCAGGCGCTCTTCCTCTCCCAGCCGAATCTTCCGGCTGATGGGGGCGAGCTCCCCGGACACGCGCTGGGCACCCTGGCGGGCCGCGATGGACGCCTCGGTGTCCCACGAACGGTAGGACGCCGCGTCCTGGTCCGTCAGGTTGCCCCGGCGGAACCGATACTCGATGTCCTGGATGTTGTTGTCCGGCAAGAACTGATTGAGCTGGAATTGGTCGAACTCGAGCGCACGGGCGAACCCGATGAGCTCCTGTGGGTCTACGAGATCGTAGATGAGCATCAGATGACCTCCTAGACCGGGTCAGCGGGGGTGTCCCCGACGAAGTTGAAGCCGGGCAGCTGACCGGCAGCGGTCACGTTCAGACCGTGGTCGGTCGGGAGGTTGGCCACGATGACCGACCCGTGCCACAGCAGCGCGGCGGGGGTGTCGACCGTGAAGTCCTCCGTGTTCTTGGTGGTGAACAAGAAACCC